TGGCCCCTCAACCTTGTAACACAAGTATACCAGTCAAAAATATATTGCCGCAATATCCCCGGACGTGACCCTAGCCACACTTTTTCAAACACGCGCGCCGCCACTGGCTGGCCGTGGCATTTGACGGGAGTGGCAAGCCCCACATTGAGGGGAGTGTGTTGGATGTGATATAATTGTATTACACACCGAGGGAAGGGATCCCCGAATGGAAAACGAAATGGGCAACCACACGCAGGTAGCTCCCCCGAAGGCCCCGCATGAGCGCGGACCGATCTGGTCCTACGTGATCGTTGGGGCTGTCATGTTCGTTATCGGACTCGCGATCGGTGGTTTCAACTCATCAGCCACCCCGACTGCTGCCACGTCGTCGCCGGGCACGGTTCTAGCGCAGCCTCCGGCCGTCGCACCCGTGCAGCCCGCGCCGGAACAGAAGGTGATCGAGGTGCCGGGCCTCTCGGACGGCAATGACTACGAGGTGGGCCACACCCCGGGTAACATCCCTACGGGGCATTACCACACCGACGGCAAACACGAGGACGGATCGGTGCCCTACGCAACCATCTACGACGCCAACGGCCGCGTTGAGAAGTGGATCAACATTGACGGCCCGAGTAACATCACGCTCAAGGACGGACAGAAGTTCTCGACGCACGGTGGCGTGATCTGGGTGTACGATGGAGATGTGAAGAACTAATCTAGACCGCAGTCTGCCAGTCTGCCAAACGAGGCTCACTCGAATGGAGGGCTGGCATGTCTGTAGGTGTAGTAGGGTATATCTTCATCGGGTTGGCGTGCATGTTCGGACTGGCGATAGCTGTCGGCCGATATTTGCACTGGCGGCAGGGTCCGTATTGCGTGTGCGGTCACGGACGAGACGCTCACGAACACTATCGTGCGGGAACCGAATGCGTTGACTGCGACGTATGCCCGCAGTTCCGACGTGGGTAGGCACAGCGCCGACCGACGCGGTCACGTCAAAGGATTTTTCATCCTGGTCGGCTCGCTCGTCGGGATGTTCCTCGCGCTGTTGGTGGGGAGCGTCGTCGCGCTATCCGGGCTGGCTGGAGGCATCCTCGGCATGTTGACGATGGGACTATTTTTGGTCTCCATCATGGTTTTCTTTTGGGAGCTCGTGCTTCGTGCGGACGATCTGCAAGTTGATGTGCCCGCCAGCCAGCAGGCCGACACACGTCGCCGCGATCGTAAGGCAGCTGTAAAGGGCGACTGGATCACTGACTACGACTGGATTGGCGAGCAAGCTCATCGCAGTCAGGGCTATCACCGTCAGGCAGATAACATATATTCCGCGTCCCATGTACGCCTCAGCGAGCCAGGTACCACACCGCTACAAATAGTGCCAGGCAGACGACCGTCGCGACTCCGAAAGCGGAAAGCAGCGTGACGGCTTCGGATGGGGGAAGGTGAATGTAAGTGCGAGGTGTGTCGCACTCACGTGGAATACTTCTCCCACTCTCGATTACGCAGCGTTCAACGTAGGTTGTAGACATCGCAAGCGATAACCGTGCCGGGGTTATCGCGGTTCCCCTCGATCGTCACCATTCGTGCGCCAGCCGGGAGAGGGAAGGGGATTTGGCTGTTGTTCTTGACCCCGGCAGGCTTGCCCGGTGCGCCGAGCAGGTTCCAGGTCCGACCCTTGCCGTCGTTGGCCGCGATGTACACCTGGCAGCTACCCCATGCCGTGGAGAAGCAGGCCCACGCCGACTGGGCGATGTTCGAGCCGCCTCCGGCCTCGCAGGTGCGCTGGCCGTGGAAGTCGTAGCGGTAGCTGGGCGGAACAGCGGGCTTGCCCGGAGACCCGGGGGTCGGCGGAACGGGCGGCTCGGCGTCGGGATCGCCCGGGTTGGGCGGCACCTCGGGGATAGCTGCACTGCCGGGATTGGTGGTGACTGTGTCGAAGAAGATCAGCATCTGGTTTTCCTCATCATCTGCGAAGTCGGCTGGGGCCTGGGGAGCGGGAGGAACCCCACCTCCCTTACTGACGGCGGTGCGGAATGCGTTCATATCGAAGTTGGGGTCGATCTTTCGACCCGGGGGCGAACAGACCTCCTTGTGTCCGGCGACGTGCGCGCCTGGGAGTCGGTAATAATCCTGTAGTGACTTGCACAGCGCGGCATACGCGTCGTATTGAGCCTTAGGCCAGGGGTCGACGCCGGTTGCTTCGGCTTCGATGCCGATGCCGGAGTTGTTGTCGCCCCACGGAACCACGGTGTTCCCAGCGTGGTAACCGATTCCAGCCGCTACCAGGTAGACTTGCCCGCTGCGCGAGAGGAATAGGTTGCAGAGCGGTCCAGGCAGATCGCTGCGCCCGTAGACGCAGGTATTGAGACTGGGGGTGTCGCCCGTCGGGGGACCCGCTGTGTGGTGACAAACTACTCCCTCCACCGGCCCGGGGGTTCCGTGGCCGTAGGTCTTCCAGCCGCTGTATCCGACTTTGACAACCAGGCCGGACGCGGCCACTGCTCGGTCGAGATCATTCCACATCGGCATCGGGGGAGCTCCCTTGTATGTCTTCTAACTCGATGGGTCGTCCAGTCGGATCGGGGGTGCGCCAGTACCGCGTTGCCGCTTCGGCTGGCATGACACCGACGCTGGACCCGTGGGCGTAGACCATGAGCGACACCATATCACCAACTGACGCGGGCGGTTGCTGACCGGCGTAGGGCTCTCCGGTAAATACGAGAATTCCGTCGTCGATGGTGTACGTCCACGTGTTGGGGAGATTGGGGACGGGTTGGGCGTTGAGCCACTCGGCGATTGCGTCCTCGTTGCTGCCGTCCCACTCCATCCACGCAAAGCCGTCACTACTGAAGGCTCCGAGGTAGAAAGGTTCGCTCATGATAGTCTCCTAGAACCGCAGCCAGGTTGCCCGGAAGTGAATCGTTTGGCCGAGTGGCTCTGAGTTTTTGTTGCCTTGTGAGTTGTGCCAAGCGTAGACGTTGAGCGCTGTCCCGATACCGAATCGGCGGACGCAGGCAATAGACCATTCCTGGGTGGGGCCGGTCGGGCCGCCGGATGCAGAGACGGTGTTGGCCAACACCGCGTTGGTGTTGAACGCCCCAGCCAACCGGAACGCTGCGGTGTTGTCCAGGCCAAGCCAGATCCCCGCCGAGTAACCGTCCTGCATGCCGTTGAGTCGGAACCCGGCATCTATCGCCCAGATCCCGTCGCGGTTCAGCGTGAACTTGGCATCTGGCGTCGACCCGCCCGTGGCGATACCCTTGGTAACATCCGGCGTGGTAGCCATCGCTGTCGGGAAGCTCAGCGGTCGGTCACCGCTTGGGGTCAGCGTCTGAACCCCACCGTTGTAGTATTCAGCTTCGTGGCTGGTCCACAGGTTTCGAGCAATCGCCGACTGCACGACTGATGTCGCGTTGGCGAGAAGGTTCAGTGTGGCCAGTAGCAGTGTACCCGCTGGTTGAGCCGGAGCAACAGGCGAGGCTGCTGGTGTTCCAGCCAGAGCGTAGATTTTGGCTCCATAGAGGGAGCCGGAATAGTCGGCGTCATCTACGGCCATCAAGATTAAGTCAGTGCGCGGTAGTGTCGACACTGGGTTAACCGTCACGTTGACGACTGCGTCGCTCATGATCGCGTAGGCGCCACCGTCCGAAGCCGGAGTCGGGCAGATTGCGCGGCCGGGGGAGACTTGAACGGTCATGTTGGGCGTGGCCTGCTGCGAGACCATCATACCACTGACGATGCGTCCAACTCCGGATAGAGGGTCGGTTGAGTAGTCGAGCATCAGCCCAGTTTCGAGCCGGTCGTCGAGCGCGTTGTAGGCTCCCGACTGCAAGTATAGGCACTTTAGTGTCATGGTCTCATCCTGCGATCTGCTGTCGGAGCGTCCAGTCGTCTACGATGTAGTTCCACGGGATGGTAGTACCCGATCCGTCCGACGGTGGGGCGCCCGTGATCTTTAAGTAGACCCCGAGGTCCACTGCGGCGTCGGAGAATGCGGCGGGGGTGGTCGCACTAAGCGGAGTCGTCGCGTTCGCGCCCAGGTTCACAGTAGCGACGTCGACGTCAGTGATGGTGCCACCTGCGTTGCGCCACCAGACGCCGAGCTTGGCCACTGCCGGGACGGTGCACTTGGTGGTCACCTGCGCGTTCCACTTGACGTTGCCGCCCGACACGCCCATGCCGTATGACCTAACCTCGGATGACAGCCCAACCTGCGTGATGCTGACGGTCTTCCAATAAGTGCAACGCAATCGAGCGTCGTAAGGTCGAGCGTAGCCGTAGTAAGTCGGGTTAGTGGTCGGACCGGGCCCGAACTCCAGCCCTCGGAACGTGCCGTCCCGGATCCGGTCGGCAATGCCGCCGATATTGATCAGGTTGCAGGAGCCCATCAAATAGCGGCCTGGCCAGGTGAAGCGGACTAGGTCGGGGAATGAGTTGGTTAGCGGCCCAACCGCGCCTGAGGCCGGGGGTGTGGCCACAGTGTGCGCACCGATGACGGAGGTGCCACCCTCGGACCAGAACCAGTGTTCCCAGAAGATTAGCAGGTCAAACGAGATCCAGTCGCCCGCGATGGAGTTTACCGCGTCAGCGAACCCAGCCGGATCCCACCACAGATAGGAGCGGGTGTTGCCGTCTACCGCGTCAAACTGACCCTGGAACGCGTGGTCGACGCCATCGGAGCCGAGCGCTGGCTTGAAGGTATTGTCGCCCTTGTAGTTGCGCCAGGCGTACGGGGTGATGTCGAAGGATCGTTTCTCTCGGTTAACGACCGGTGTGGAGGCCGCGTGGCTCATCTGATAAGACCAGATGCCGGAGATTGCATCGGGGCCGGTAACCAGAATGCCCTTCTCCGGGAACGCCCAACCGTCTACGCGCTTGTCCTCGTAGCCCGGGTTGGGTAGCAGATTTGGCCCGTAGACCAGTGCGGTTGTGCCCTGGGCGGGACGCTGAGCTGCGGCAAGGCGACGTTCGGCCGTGGATAACCGCTCCTCGGTCCGGGTCAGCCACTCGGATAGGTCCACCGTGCGCGCTACGCGGGTCATATCGGAATAATCACCGTTCCGTCAATCAGAGCGGGTACCATCTGTACCTTGACTTCGTCCCGCTGGCCTGCGTCAACCGCAATGGAGGCGATGCGTACCTGGATGTCGTAGCCCTCGACAAAGGCTGGGCTGGGCGGCACAATCAGCCGACAGTCGTCGCCCACACCATACGAGCCCAACACCGGATCCTCATCGGCGTCGGGCACGCTGATGGTGATGGTCAGGATGACCCCCGATCGGGCCGCTTGCTCGGCTTTTGCCTTCTCGTTGAGGGTCGCTTGGACCGATACGTCTGTGAAGCTGAGCGCGTCCTCCATCCGCATCCAACCTGCACCATACATGAATCTAGCTTCGTAGGTGGAGATCAGCGGGTTGGTTGCATCGGACGAGTTGGTGCCCAGACAGTCGATCACGGTGGTTGCAGCGGCTGCGTCCTCCTGCCAGTACTCGATCTGGCAGTTCACGCCGACGATGAACGTGATGTGGCCTTGGTCAAGGGTGCGCCCGAGCCGAGGGTAGCCGACCCGCATCTGGTCGGACCACACCCCGTTAACAAACACGGGATCGTTCTTAATGTCTGGCCCGTCGATGACCCCGCATAGCGCGCGGATCATTTCACCGTAGCTCTTGCGGTCGTAACCATAATAGGAGCGATCCCGGCGTACGCCCGTAGTCACGTTGCCGACCATAGTCACACCTAGGTTACCGTAGGCATCCTGTTGCGGCAGCGTGAACAGCGTCGACAAAATCATCGCCTGATCGATCTGGTTGAAAATGATCGTCTGGCGGATGCGCCTCCGGTCCCAGTAGCTGAGGACCTCCTCGCAGCCGATGGTCATTGTGCCGGACGGATTCATTTGGCGCTTCCAGAGGATGCCGCTCCACGCAGGCATCGATCCGCGCAACACCCCGATCATCACCCGGCCCGGAAGTAGGATGTCCGTCATTCCGCCTTCTGTGATGGGAATGGTGGCGGACATCTGACCCGCGCTGTTGATTCGCGCCTCATAGCTGAGAGTCGACCAGGGTAGGGTGGCGATGATCGCGCGGGTTTGCATGCTCCGCACAATCAATGTGGTATCGATGCCTTCGTTCGGTCCCGTCATAGATTCGCCGATTGGGTAGTCACTCGACAGTTGCCCGTCCCGGACTGCGCGAATAGGCGGATGGTCCATGTGCCGGGCGGAATCGCTGGCCACTGGGCACCCGGCCCGAGTAGATCGCGCCGCTCCACCCCGTTAAGTAGCAGGTGGAAGTCGCGGGTCACCTGGAGCACGTCAGACGGTCCCAGCGACACGGTCAGCTGGAACTGACTAATACCCACCACTTCGATGCGTGGATTAAGCAGCACACCCTGCAGTATGCAATCGCATGGTGCAGCGACGTTGCCCGTGTTGGTGAGCTGTCCCTCAGACACGACCTGGCTTGCGGGTGGGTATTGCCAGCCCTTGGGCGCGACGTAGTTCGGGGCGCCGGACGTCAGGGTGTAGCCGCGCTTGTAGGTTCGGCCCGTGAGCCGACCCGCACCCGCAATCAGCGTGACGGACTGGAGATCCCCGGTGTAGACCTTGGGGTCCGGGCAATAGAACTCCAGATGAATCTCGCCCAGTCGCCAGTCAGCCCCCATATCACTCGGCATAGCCGACCGCCGAAGCTTACCATAGACCTGCCTCCCGTCCGTCAGGATAAGCCGTTCGGTAGTGCGGCGCGAGGGGCTCATCTGATATAGAATCGCCTTGCGCTTCGCCTCCAGATCGGTCGGAGACGAGCCCTGGATTCCGAGCGACATTACGATGGTGCGCGCATCGACTTGATCAGTGCCAGTCCAGGTACCATCCATCTGCGGCCGGTCGAGGTCCGACGTCCGAATCGGCGCCATGTCGTCGATGCCGGTGATATCCGTGACAGGATACGCGGTGCCCGGCCCGAAGAATAGGTTACGCCACTGGCCCTGCTGTGTGCTTCTCATGCACTAATACACCCTCGCCGCAGTTAGCACCAGGTCGAGGAACCACACCGCGATCCCAGCCGATAGCAGCACCAATGCGTAACGAACGATTGGATCCGGTCGAGACGCCACGAACGACGCACCCGCAGCTAGCAAGAACGCTAGGATCAGCAACACGATGTGAAGTGGGTTCATGTCTCCTCCTAGGCGGGTACCAGACCGCCAGCCTTGGCCTTCCATAGGATCTGATTGACAACGTCGTTGGCGTTGAGCTGGGTGCCGAAGCTGCGGGCGTCGATGTTGAAGCTTTGCCCGAAGCCCTGGGCCTGAATCTGGCCCGTGGGGCTGATGCTTCCGGACACCTGCTGTCCGCCGATGGTCGCGCTGCCCTGAACACCCTTAGCGGCAGAACCCGACACGTTGTAGTTGATCTTCTGGCCCATGATATCGAGCGAGCCCGCTGCTTGGCCACCCTGCTTGACCATGGTGATGATTTGGTCGAGCTTGGACCGAAGCTGTGGTAGCAGATCGTCGAGGCCCTTTTGGAGGCCCTGCATGATGTTCTGGCCGATCTCACGGAACACACCCGACGGAGAGTGGATGTTGAGCGCGTTACGCACCGGTTCCGGGATCAGGTTGGTGAGATAGGACACGATTTGGGGGCCGAGCTGCTGTAGCCCATTGAGCAGGCCGTTCATGATGTCCCGGCCCATATTGACCATCTGACCGGGCAGAGCCTGTAGCGCGGCCATAATCTTGCCGGGTAGCGCCTGGACATCGGCAACGATAACGCCGATGAGCCGCACCGACTCGTCGCGAGCGCGGTTCCACCCGACGACCAGGGAATCCCACAGCATTTGCGCGAATCGGGACAGTGCTGCCGCGACCTTAGGAGGTAGGGCATTGACCGTGTCGCCGAAGCGGGTCATGTCGTTGCCGGTGTCGCTCAGCGACTTATTGACGTGTGCGCCGAAGCCCTCGACGTCCTGGTACGCCTGCGTGAACGAGGTCTTCATCTTGGTACCCCAGTTGCCCACTGCGGTACCAAAGTTGGTGACGTCGGTCACAGCCTGGCCGAACGAGGTGGCGACCTTGGACGCCCATTGCTCGATCGCTGGACCACACCAGTCGACGAACTCCTTAAGCTTGGCGAACAGCGCATCTACCGCGTTGCGGAATGTCTCGCTGTGGTTGTAGGCGATGACGATTCCGGCTACCAGCGCGGCGACCGCTGCAATGACCAGGCCGATCGGGTTTGCCGTGAGTGCGGCGTTGAGTAGCCACTGAATAGCCGTCCACGCTTGGGTCGCTGCATTCACCGCAATGATCCGAGCCAGGGTGATCGCAGCCGCCACGTTGAACGCAATGGTCTGGGCGTTCAGGATCCCGATCACGACTAGGACGGCGGTAACGGCGTCGCGCCACTGGTACACTACCCCAGCGATTCGGCCCACCACATCCAAGAACCCCGTCACGCCGGTGACCGCTTGGTTGAGCACGGTCAGCATGGCCAGGAATGCTGGGGCTAGTTTCTCGCCGAGTGCGGCTTGGGCGTTCTCTGTCTCGGCCGCCATCCGCTTCTGCGAGTTGGCGACGCTATCCGATGTGCGAGCGAAGTCGCCCTGCGCCTGCCCCGTCTGCTCCATGATCAGAGCGCGGGTGGCGATGATCTCGTCGCCCTTGGTGATTTCGGAGCTGGTTGCCGCCAGCCCCATCCGCAGGGCCTTCTGGTTGACTGCCTCTTTATTGATCAGGACGCCGAAGCGCTCGATCGGGTCGTACTCCCCACGGAACGCCGCGCCCAGTGCGGTCACGGCCTCGTCCGGAGTGGTCCCCGCAAATGAGGCCATGTCTCCGGCCAGGCCAGTCATCTGGGTAGAGAAGTCGGCCAACGGCTGGCCAGTTAGACCAACCGCCTTGCCGAACGTGCCGAAGGTGTTGCTAGCTTCGAGCGCAGCCGACTTGCTCAGGCCGAACGACGTCGCCGCTGTATCGGCGAATCGCTGCACCGAGGCGCCCGCTTCACCGAACTTGACTTGCGTGACACTGGTCGCATCCTCCAGCCGGGCGAACGCGTCCACCGAGCCGGATACGAACTCCAATACCTTCTGTCCCGCTGCGGCCAAGAGACCGCCTGCGAGTGAGCCCACCGCGCTGCCCAGCGCCGAGCCGATCGCCGCGCCGCGTGAGGTAGCCTCACCGCGCGCTCGATCTAGCTCGGACATATCTAGCCGGATGCGACCGACTAGATCGGGCAACAGGGCCATGCTATCCTACCCTCGATGGAGGTCGGGATCGCTCCAGACCCTGAGACAGGGCCATCAGCCATCCGGCAGATCCTTGGTTGGCAGGCGCTTTCGGTTGCGGCTCGGGGGGAGCCTCGGGCGAGGTAAACTCCCGGTGCATGTCGGTTAGTGCGAGAAGCTGACGCGGCGTCATTTCTTGCCACTCTTCTTGCGTACGACCGAGGATGACGACAGCGATGTAGTACCATTGGGCGAAGGGGATTCGGCCCGGCGGTCCGCCCGATTGGCCACCAGACCCGTTGCTTCCCCCGCCATCGCCTTTTCACCCAGCTCGCCGAACGCGTCGGTGAACGCGCGAGTGAAGGCCTCCACAACCTCCTCAAGCTGAGAGGGACGGAGCGCCATGGCAACAGCGCGCCGTCCCTCATTGTTATCAGCGAAGATGTGTAGCAACCCGGCATGGATGATGTCGATCAGCATCTTGACGACCGGCCGGTCGAGCATCACCTGGCCGTGGTCGTCTGTGATCAAATTCTGCATCTCCGTGACGGAGCCAAACTGTAGCTCGATCTTCTCCAGGCTGAGCATGGAGTAGACCAGCTCGTGTTTATCATCTCCGATCGTGATCCACTGGCCAGAGCTGTTATTCGTACCGGGCATGCGGTACCTCTATTCGGTTGGCGCGTCGGGTTGCGGCGGCCGGGGTCTAGACGGGTACCGGCTCCACTTCGGCCGGAACCTGCGAGGTCACGACTACCCCGGTGCACACTGTGACCGGAGCGGGGAACGCGGCGCGGATGGCGTCAATGCTGAATACCGTTCCGGCCGGGCATTCGGCCGCAACGACCTTGCGCACCTGACCGGGTGGGGTGGCCACAGCGGCGGCCCCGTCCACGCTGACCAACAGGTGCCCCTTGGCCTCTCCCGCATTCGCCAGACCCGCGCCCGCGAAGGCGGCGAATAGCAGCACGGCCACAATGATCCAAATCCGAGTCATATCTTCTCCTTAGGCGAACGGGGGTTCAGGAGTCCAGGCGGCAGGCGGGCTGTAGCTTTCAACGATCACGACGTCGAGCCACGGCGAGGTGCCTGTGGGCGGGTTGACGTTCATCTCCGCCGTAACCGTCTGGTAGTCCTCCTCGGCCGCGCCGATCTCGGGGAAGCTCGACAGGCTGCACTTACTCATCACGAACGCGACCGCGCCACCGGGCGCGTCGGACGCTGCGGAGACCGCTCGCATGCCGAAC